GTTTCCCAGTCACGATCAGCAGGACATAGAATATTTGCATTGGTGGAAATTTAAAGCTATGTTTAACTCTTTAAGTGAAGAGTGTAGATTCTCTAAAATAATGAGTTATAGGGCTATTGATTTGAGCGATATAGAAGACAAAAAGCAGAAGGAGTTTTATGCTAAAATGAAAAAAATATATGATATTCCTACAAAATTCAAGATTGAAGAAGAAAAAAGGCTCAAAGAAATAGAAAAGATGTTGAAAGAAGGAAAAGACCCAAAGAATTTGTTGTAAGGTTTTTATTCTAATATTGGTAAAAACTGGTTACAATTAAATAAAAGGGGTGTTATAAATGAAAAGTATGTTTAAATTGAGTTTTAAGGCTATCGTAGTTTTGTTGGCTTGTTTCTTTATATCGTTAATATTGATAATTCCTAGAGTGGCTTCAAATGGCTCAGACGACAAAGTGTACGAAAATACACTTTCAGAAGAGAAGGAATATGTGGAAAAAGAAGAAGCCGAAGAAAAAGTTATAACAAATAAGGATGAAATTAGAAAAACGTTAAGTCCATATGAGGACATGTACAAAGTTTGTATGGATACAATAGAAAATGAGCCTATGGATGATTACTTGGCCGAAGAAATAAGAAGAGCGATAAAACCTAAGTTAGGTGAAATCCATTTAACTAATATTGAAAAGGAATATACAAGGACACTAAGCAACTCCTTAACTGCTATAATGATGGGCATGGAGAAATATAAAGAAGGAAATTTGAATGATGCAGTCAGATATGTTGAAAGAGCAGAAAGTTTATATGATGAATATGTGAGTTTATTTGAATAGTGCCTCCGGGCACTATTTTTTATGCCTAAAAACAAGGAGGTGAGATAAATGTCACAAGCTGATGGAAGAGTAAAAATAGAAGTTGAACTATTAGCAGATAAAGCTATGAAGGGTCTTGACGATTTAAAATCAGTCTTTACTGACTTAGGTAAGGCATCTAGTGTATTTGGTAGCATGAGCAGGGGGATTGGCGCTTTTACTGGTGCGTTTAATAAACTTGGGAGCATCATAGGCACTAAAGGTGCTTTAATTGTAACTGCAATAGTTGGAATAGTAACTGCTTATAGTAAATTGTATGAAGCAAGTAAGAAAAATTTTGCTGAAAACCTCCAAAAATATGGCGAAGTATTTTTAAAGATAGGTCAATCAGTGGCAAATGTTACCGGGCAGATAATATTATCATTGGCGCAAATAGGTAACGCTCCACTTTCTCTAAATGATGTGATCCAAAGTTATGCTAATTTTACTAGCAGGATGCAAGAAGTTAAAGCAATAAGTGGTGCTACCTCTAGTGAGTTTAACCAGATGTATGAACTAGCTAGAAAGTTAGGAAGAGAAACTGTGTTTACAAGCCTAGATGCTGCTGATGCTTTAAAGTCATTAAGCATGGCGGGGTGGGAAGTTCAAGACTCAATGAAATCACTACCTTCGATACTGAAAGCCGCTCAGATATCCGGAGTTGAGCTTGGAGAAACTGCATCTATTATAGCTGATACTATGACTGCTATGGGAATGGCAAGTACAGATGCTGGGGATATGATTGACATGATGGTTGCTACGTTCACTGGGTCTAATACTAATTTCACCCAATTAGGCGAAGCCATGACCTATGCGTCTCAAATTGCAGGGTCACTTGGTATAGACTTTGAAGATTTAGCGGTGGCTTCTGGATTGCTTGCAAATGCAGGGATAAAATCAAGTCGTGCTGGAACTTCACTTAGAACTATGTTGACAAATTTGTCAGCTCCAACAGAAAATGCGGCCGCAGCTATGGAGAAATACGGTCTAGAATTAGTTATGGCAAATGATGGAACTGCCGATTTAAATGCAACGATGCTACTAATGAGAAAAAATTTAGGCGGGCTTGGATTGAAAGAGCAAGCGGGAGCAGCTAAGGCACTTTTTGGTAAAACAGGTCTTGGCGGTGGTCTTGCTGTTATAAATGCTAGTGATAAAGCGTACGAAAGATTGCAATATTCTATAACTACTTCAACAGAAAGAGGTTCTTATTGGAAGAAAACTTTTGAGGATGCTGGATTAACTAGCGAGCAAGTAGCTAAAAAGGTGGATTATTTAAATGAAGTATTTTCAGAATCCAAGGACATGGCCGATGGGCTAAGTATAAGTAGTACAAGCCTTACTAAGAGCATATCTCTATTAGGTAATGATGGTAAGGTAACTAGTGATAATATAGAAAGCTTATTTCAATCATTTATAGACTTAGGTAATGCTACGGAAACCCAAAAAGTAGCCATGAAAAAATATGGGATAGACTTAAAGGCCAATAAAGATGGTACACTTGATTATGATGCAAGTGTAAATTCAGTAGTTGCAAGTCTTAGAGGCAAAACTGACGAAGAGAAAAAAGCTATTTTATCCCAAATAGGATTATCAGATGCTTATGAGGAATTTAACGAATTATCTAAAATAACTCCTAAAAGGTATGATGATATATCAAAAGCCATAGAAGCAACAAGAAGTGCTGCTGAAAAAGCTGAGAAGATAATAAACGATTCATTAACATTCTCTGCTGAGCAAATGGCATCCTCTTTAGACGACCTAGGAATTGTAATTATGAGTAAAGTTGCTCCTGCACTATCGGAAGTTTGCTTTTGGATAGTTGATATAGCAAGTGCATTGGCTACTGGAGATATAGGAGGAGCTTTTGAGCATTACATTAAAGGACTTGATGCTGGTCTTAAATATATACAAAATCTAGATATAACAGGTGCTATAACTACTGTCATAAATGGGGCAGTAACTTTCTTGAAGGGCGGAGGACTTAGTAAGGCACTTGATATAGGAGGAGAAATAATTCATCAAATATGCCAAGGTATAATAAAAAATGAGAAACAGATAAATACTGCGGTAAGTGAAGCAATTAAAAATATAGCAACTTTCGTTGATGAACATGCTGAGGAAGTAGGGAAAGCTGGAGAAACTTTAATTAATTCATTAATTAAAGGAATTGAAGATAATGAAGGCTTAATAAATGATGCAGTCACAAAAGTTGTGGGAGTAATGTCTAATTGGAATGATGATACTGGCCAATTAGAGGCTTTAGGCGGTAAATTTGCAGGTGCTTTATTAAAAGGATTCTTTACGGATAAAGGAAATAACATAAAAAACTCTGTAACTGAATTCATGAACACAATATTTGGTCATGCATCAAGTAAAGTTGAGGATTCGGGGAATAAACCTCTAGACTTGTTTGGGTGGTTATTTGGAAATAATGAAGTTCATGCAGACGAAAAAACTGGTAATGAGAAGCCATTACAAAGTGGATCTAGCAAGAAGACGAATGAAAAGCCTAAGAGTAAATCAACTTCTAATATAGAGAATAAATTAACTAGTATGGATACTGCTGAAATAGAAGCATTTAAGAATGAATTATTAGCTTTGGAAGGTGTGGCCAATAGCGTATCTACTACATTATCTAGTTCATTTACTAATATGCAAAATTCAATGAGAACTTCACTTGTTGGAGTTGCAAATATAGCTAGTAATCAGTTTACTAATATGACTAATAGTGTTAGGACTCAGACTGTTAACTGTTCGAATATAGTAAGAAATCAATTTGTAAGTATGACTAATATTGTTAGAAATCAAGCCCTTAATATGGCAAATGCTTTTAGAACTAATTTTGTAGGCATAGCAAATATTTGTAGAAATCAAATGGTTAACTGTTCAAATATAGTTAGAAATCAGATGATAAGTGTTAGCAATGTGGTTAGAAATCAATCTCAAAATGCTAGAAATGCATTCACAACTCAGTTTATAAGTCTTAGAAAAGTAGCAAATACTCAAGCGAAAGAAGCTAGAGACGCAGTTACTACTCAAATGATATCTATGAGAAAAGTTGTTGCAACTCAATCAAGGGAAGCAAGAAATGCTTTCACTACACAAATGATTAGTATTAAAAATGTAGCAAGGGTTCAATCGAGTGAAGCAGGTAGATACATAGCTACTGGGTTAGCTGCTGGTATAAGAAGTGGAACTTCAAGTGCGGTAAGTGCAGCAAGAAGTATGGTTAATCAAGTTAATTCAGTTATTAAAAGTACTGCCAAAATAGCATCACCTTCAAAAATAACTACTGAATATGGTGTATTTATGGGACAAGGTTTAGGAGTAGGATTTAAGAAATCTATGCCCGATGTTGTAAGGACTGCGATAAGCCAAATAGACGGACTTAGTAATAGAATAAGGGCGACTGTTAATAGTGAGGTAGCCAAAGTATCTGTGGCAACTAAGAGCACTAGCATAAACAATATTAGGAGTAATACAAATGCTAATATTAATGAAAGAGATATAAGCAGGCTGGAAAATGCAATAAATAGTAAACCAACAGTAGTTCAATTAGATTTGGACGGAAATAGATTTGCTAAGGTAGTTGCCAAACCTATAAAGGAAGCCTTGGACAAGGGAAATGTAAGAAATAATAGAAAGAAGGGAGATAGTTAGATGCTGAATTTTAACGATGTAGATTTAGAACAAATATTAAAAGTTGTTAGCATAGAAAAAACATTGATATCTTCTAGGACTAACTACTCTAAAAATATATCATCAAGGCATGGGAGTATATATAATGGATTTAAATACGAAGAAAAAGAAATAAAAGTTATTGGAGATATAAAAAAATCTAGTGAAGAAGAGTATCAATATGCCTTAGATGAGTTATCAAGTGCATTAGATGTCCAGGAAGACAGTCCACTATATATAGATGATAGTGGACGTTTTTTCTTTGCAGTACCGGAAGGAGATTATAACGAAGATAAATTTTGCGATGGATTTGGAAGAATTACAATCAACTTCATATGTTTCATACCTTTTGCTTATAGTGAAGAGGCCAAACAATTCGATGGAAGTTATCTTATCGAATGTACAAATGAGGGTAATACTGATTGCCACCCTGTTATTGAAATTGGATTTTCAAAAGAATCTCATTTTGTTCAAGTCGAAAATATGAGTAACAACAAGAAAATATTAATTGGAAGTTATCCGGAGCTGGGTAAAACTTCCGTAAAAGAAAGTACTACTGTACTATCGGATAACTGCGAACAAACAACAGGATGGGTTGACGGAAGCACTAGCGTTGATAGTGATAGAGCAACAAACGGAACTCTTGCATTGACCGACAGTGGCAAGGGAATTAAAGCAGGTGATTTTGGAAGCAAATCTGCTGGTGCTAACTGGTATGGTACAAGCGCTAGAAAAAATTTAGAATCACAAGTAGAAGATTTTAGAATTGAATGTAATATGAGCCATAATTCAAGTGGAGTCAATGGAGACCCTTTTCAAGGAAGCAACGATACTGAGACCCCTATAAGTGGTACAAAGAAGACATATTATAAAGTGACTGCCACTTCTGTAAATGTAAGAAGTGGACCAGGAACTAATTATAAAAAAATAGGTACTCTTAAGAAGAATACTAAAATATATCCTATTTCAGTATCTAAGAAATGGGCTAAAATAACTTATAATGACAAAACTGCTTATGTTACTACTTTGTATCTTAAAAAATGTGCTAGTGACAATACTGTTACTGCTACACAAAAAAACTTTATTGTAAACACTGGAGTTGCAATAAGGAGCACTTATAAAAAAAGTGCTACTAATAAGTGTACTGTGTATAAGGGCAATATCATTAGATGTATTACAAGTAAAAAATACCTTGACCCGACGGACAAAAAGAAAGAAAGATATTATTATAAACTAGCTAAAAAGTATAAAGGATATACAGGGTATGTGCTTATAAGTTGCCTTACAGAAGCGTCAGATACATATTATGACTATGAAATTGAACCAGAAACTGCTGACGATAAGCTGGGCATGGTCGAAGTATATGGATATACTGCTAACAATGAGCAACTCTTCCGTATGGGGCTATATGACGACAATCCATACTATGAGTTCACATATCCATTAATAAGAGTGGGAAATAAAGATTTCCTTAAAGACAAAACAGTAGCTCCAGCCCCTAAAACAGTCACAAGATATGAGGGTGACAGTGACAAGTTAACAGTAACAAAAGATGCGCTTTTGAGCGGAAAATATGGCTCATGGAATGAGTTTTGGGGTAAATTAGGAGTTCAAAGAAAAAATGGCAAGTGGAAAGCATGGGTTTATAAGATAGATAATGGAAAAACAGTCAAACCACTTACAAAGAAAGAAGTAAAAATAAGTGGAAGCCCAACAGGAAGCCTTTCTTATATAGTGGTCTACTTCGGAACTAGTGCAGACACAGCAGCTAAGGCTAGTGGCATGGCTCTTACCCATGTATCTATAAAAAATCTCAATACTTCCATAACATCCGCTGAGAATATTAAAAAATTTAACGCTGGAGATGTTATCAAGATTGACTGTTATAATAACAATACTTATCTAAATGACTTGCCTTTTAGTGATATTGATATAGGTTCACAGTTTTTTGAGTTAACACCTGGAGAATCTCAAATAAAAATAAATAGTGATGACGATGACCTTTCCTCATCGGTAATATTTAACGAGAGGTGGTTATAGATATGGCTAACTCAATGTGTGATACAATATTTGCACTAGATAGAGAATTTAATGTAATAGGATTCCTAAGTAATAATGGGGCATTTCCAAATGCTCCTTTTTTCGATGATACATATACGCAAGAATTATCTACAGGTGCAGAAAGTTACGAGTTTTCAACTTATTCAAACGCTTTTACAAGTGACATTTTAGAGATAGGAAATTTCATTGTATTTAAGTATGGGAATAAGTATAAGATGTTTCAAGTAATGGATTTGGACGATGAACATGATGAAAGTAAAGTAATTACTTGCTACTGCGAGATGGCTGGGTTGGAATTGCTTACAGACTATGTTGAGCCATTTTCTATTGAAGGAAATGTTGAATTATTCTTTAATACTGTATTACAAGATACTAACTGGCAGTTAGGATATCACAGTTCATCTTTAGCCACAAATATACAGCAGGTTAAAAATGAGAAATATGCAAATGTTTATAAAGTCATTCAAGAAAATTTATCTACTTATGGCAATATAGAAATAGAATTTAGAGTTGAATTTGACGGGAATAAAGTAACTGGATTTTTTATTGATGTTTATGAAAATGAAGGAAGAGGCAACAAAGTATATAAAAGATTTGAATATGGTGAAAATGTCAGCTCAATTAAAAGAAATATAAATTTATATGATTTTGCAAGTGCCATGATAGGCCAAGGTAAAGATGGTATAACATTCAAAGATATATCATGGAGTAAAGTTAACGGAGATCCAGCTGATAAACCTTTGGGCCAGGATTTTATAGTTGACTTGAAAGCAAATGAGAAATTTAATAAAAATGGCAAGTACATCAAGGGATTATATGAAAGCGATGATACTAATGCCCAGGATTTGTTGCTGAATACATGGAACAAGTTGCAAGATGTAAAAGAACCTAAGATTGATTATGAAACAAATATAGTTATGACTGATGTTGAATATTCAGAAATATCAATAGGTGATACAAATTATGTTATAGACAATGATTATAACCCTCCGATGTTGCTAGAATGCAGGATAAGTAAACTCGAATTATCCCTAACTGATAGCAATAGTAAAAATAAGTGTACATTAAGTAACTACAAAGAAGTTAAGAGTAAAATAAAAACTCTTAGCAAGGATGATATTATGCTTGATGTACTAGATTACCTAAATACTTTAAAACCTGGAATACTTACTGAGATTGAAATTAGCAACTTGAAAAAATATCTTAGTCAACTGAACATAGAAGAGAGTGAAATAGATGCAATAATAGAACAACTTAAAAAAATGGCCTATGATAAATTCCAGGAAGAAGAAAGGCACAAGGTATATGGAGAAAATGTTGACATAGTTCTTAATGAAGGTAGAAATTATTATTGTCAAGATGTATTGAAAAATATTAAATTTACTAGCCCTTCTTCATGTGCGAGTGATTATAGTACTACTCTTACCTTTAGAACTGAGGAGGATAATCCTACTAAGGTAAACCAAGACAATACCATATGGCTTACTGGTACTGATTGCATCAATGGTGGACTGCTTATTAAGTGTGATTGTACTTATACTATAAAAATAAGCTTAGATAATAATGCAACTACTCCTCGTAAATTCAAAGGTGCAGTTACTAAAGTTAGTCATGGAGGTCAGTATAGGACTTATGCCAACAAGACCAAGTATCAAGATAATGTTGTGGAGTTGCTTCAAACTTATTACGACAAAAGAGATCTGTTTATTTACAGCACTACAACACCTTATAGCTTTAAGAATCCCAATACTTCAACTAATATAGCCAAGTGGACTAGCGGAGGGCTTCATATAGACTGCTCATCTTTAGTTCAATTTGCTTGTAGGGCTATAACATATATTAATAGTTGTTATAATCACAATGAAAAATCTCCTTACTATTTATCTACTAAATACAAATATGCTTTTGCTATACCACGTTTTGCAGCAGACCAAGCTAAATTCTGCATAGAACAAGGATGGCAACTTGATTTAAATGCTCAAAATCAAAGTGACTGGAGCAAATTGCAACCCGGGGACTTAGTATTTTGGAAGTCTAGAAGTGGAGATGAAGGCACAAACGCAACAGTAGATGCAAGATTCATGCAGGTAGGACATGTAGCCATTGTTAAGGCAGTAAATGCAGACGGAATACCTCATACGATAGAAGCAACAAGTACAACCCCATGTATTCGTAATCGTTTATTTACTTCTAATACTCCAGAAAAATTGCTATTCTTTGCAAGGCCGAGAAAGTAGGTGAGAATATGACTACAACATTGGAAAATAAACAAACTGAATATAAAAATGCTAAGGCTCAATTGGCTGATATTATAAGTAGCATAGTTACAACAGGTGAGCTTACAGAATCACAAAAAACTCAAATTGAGGGGCTTACTTCTACTTACAACATAAAAAAAAGTGAAGTAGAAAGAGACATTGAGATAACGAAAGAATCTTACGATAATAGCAAATTTGATTATTTGCAGAATCAGATAAGTAATTTAAAAACTAGCATAGAGGAAAATGATGACAATATCCAATTTTCTGTAAGTGGTGTTGTCGATGGAGAAGAGCAACTTACGTTAATTAGGCTAGGAATAGATGGCATAGAGACAAGAGTTGGAGATTTAGAGAGCATAGATAATTTCGAAGCAATGGTTCCTAAATATTACTTGTCTACTTCTCGTGATGAACTAGTTGGTGGAAGTTGGCTAGATACTCTACCTCCAAAGGAACAACAACAAGGGAAATTTGTATGGATTAAATATATTACTACATACTCAAGTGGCGCAACTAAAGAAACAGACCCTATTTGCATGACTGCTCAAAACGGAGAAAACGGAGCTGATGGAGTAGACGGACAAGACGGAACTTCAATAATATGGCAAGGTTCAAAATCTAGTCATCCTACTAATCCTCAGAATGGGTGGGCTTATTATAACACTACTGATAAAAAATCATATATATATCAAAGTAGTTCATGGTATCAAATGACTGTTGATGGTGCTGATGGACAGAATGGAAACGACGGAAAAGATGGATTATCAGTTGAATATAAAGGGATATTAAAAGACCCACCAGCCAACCCCATAAAGAACTGGACTTACAAGGATAGTGATAATGGCATAGTATATATCTACACAGGTTTAGCATGGGAAGTTATGACCTATGATGGAGACAATGGAACAGATGGGGCAAATGGTACTAACGGATTAAGTGTATTTTGTACTTATCATGATAGCTCTACTCAACCAACCACACCTACTGGAAATGGTACAACAGGAGGATGGCATACTAATTGGACCTCTAATGTTGTATGGGTATCGCAGAAAGTAAGCTCAAGCGCAACGACTGGAACATGGGGTGAACCTATCAAGATTCAAGGTAACGATGGCGTTAGTGCGGAAGAAATTATTATCCAGTACTCAAAAAATAAAAGCACTACTACTGCACCTGCAACTGGGTGGGATACAAGCATGCCTTCTTACCAAGAAGGATATTATTTATGGTGGAGGACTAGGACAAAGTGGTCAAATAGCTCTGACTATCAATATTCAATTCCTGTTTGTGACGAGTCATGGAAAGTTAACCAGCAGGTAAATTCATGGTATAAACAATTAAATGATAAATTCACATGGCTAGTCAAAGGCGGAACAAGTGAATCAACAATGATACTTAGCGACAAGCTATATCAACTTATGACAGAAAAGATAAAGCTAGAAGCGAAGGATATAGAATTAAATGGTTCTATAAATATAAACAATGGGCTATTTAAAGTTGCTACAAATGGGAATACGAAGATAGGTGGATTGTGCGACCATCAAAATACGGATGGAACTGATAGAGGAATAATAGAGTTCACTTCAACAGGTGTAGCTTATTTCAGAAATAAAACAGATTCAAATACTTACACTATGTTGACCGATGGTAAAATAACAGTAAAAAATCCAGAAGGAACTCTTACCTTTGAAAATGGGCAAATAAAAGTAAGTGATGGAAGTGTAAGCACTTATTATGGAGATGGGTATATAGGCCATAACTTATCTATAATGGTAGACACTCCTAGATTGAATTGCGCTCAGAAAGTAACTGCAACAGAGTTTACAAGCTCAACTGATGTTATAGTCCGTTCAGAGCAATATAATACGACTAATCCAGACGGAAGCACTAATAACGATGGTGGAAAAGTTTTTCTTGCTTGCTGCGGTGCAGATGCAAGCGTTACAGATTCGAGAGTAATTTTATTTGGTAAAAATAGTGATGGCAACTATGTTTTCAGACCTACTTCAAAAGCGGGTGTACTATTCGTTGGAACAACAACTTACCCAATTGGCACAGTAACAGCAAAGACATTTAACAACTTATCAGATAGGAGCTTGAAGGAAAATATAAGATATATAAGTAATTCCATTTACGAATCGAATGACCCGTGCATAACAGTTGATGATTGTTATAATTTCATGAAAAATGACTTGCCTATTACGTTGTATAACTACTTAGAAAATAATAAACTACAAATTGGTTTTGTTGCTCAAGATGTAATTTATAATTCTGATAAATCAGACAATAAAGTAGGCCAAATGATAGTAAATATGGAATCTTATGTAGAAGGAAATGAGGATGCAAAATTAAGCTATGATATGAATAATATTGTAGGGGTCACAATGGCAACTGTTCAAAAGATTATAAAACTTGTAGAATCGCAAGATTTGAGAATAAAAACCTTGGAGGGAATAATTAATGGAATCAAATAACCAAACTGTATTAAAAGTATCTAAGCAAAGGATACATGAGCTAGAAGATGTACTATTAACATATAAAATAATGTGTACTCAGCAACAGATAGAAATAGAAAATTATAATAAGATAATAGCTGAACTAAGTAAAAAACTAGCAGAGTTTGAGCCAACTGAAGAAACTAAAAATGTACCATGCAAAGAGTCTAAAAATAAATAGGCTCTTTTTTATTTTGAAGAAAGAAGGTGTTTAAGATGGCTATTTATTTCGATTACATAGTAACCATTGACGGAAATGAAGCTAAAATGAATAAGGATATACATCTTTACAAGGGCAATAAAAATATAGATTATTATTTCACTATCAAAGACGCAGCATTTAAATACAGCAGAGAAGAAAGTGGGAATATAATAGAAAAGTTAGCTCCTAGTCATGCAGCAGTAACTATACTAAAGCCCAATGGAGTGCAAGTTGGTACGGGTAAGGCAACAGTTGAAAACAATAAATTAAAACTAACTATAACAGAAGACATGATTGATGAAGATACGGAAATTGGAGACCATACTATTGTATTTGACTTATTAGACGATGAAAGAGACAGTATAGCAACATTGCCTCCTATCGAAAAGCAGTTCCATGTTTACGAAAGAAAAACCGAACTTGATATAGGTCAAATTACTGCCACAAATGTTGTAGATGAAGCAACTGTTGGATATGCAATGACAACTAGTGAAGTTGAGGTTTTGGATGTTGTGGATAGCAATGGTAATTATATAAAAACTGTATGGGTCACAGGTGATAAAATTACAAAAGAAAAATTAAATAAATTAGAAGGAGGAGTATACAAGAATAGTACAAGCAAATTTGATGATGTCACTGTAAATGGAAATAACCTAGAGATGAAAGCTAATGGTACTGTGAAGAAGACTGTAACATTACCTTCAAGTGGCAGTACAGTGGAAGGCCATACTCATGATAATAAAAGCACTTTAGACAAGATAACAGAAGCAAAATTGCTAACGGATCGTGACTGGGAAAC